CCGCCATCATTTCCGCCGCCATCATTTCCGCCGCCATCATTTCCGCCGCCATCATTTCCGCCGCCATCATCTCCGCCGTCATCAATGGGCATAATTCGAATCGGGTTGTCCATTCGATCTGTAATGTTTTGCATCAATCCTGGCATTTCCAAAGCCAGATTCATTACGTTCTGAGCAGCAAAACTTTTTTGTGTCAAGGTTAGATTGGGGTCAGCGTAAATTGCGGCAATGCTATCCATAGTTGAGTACATAACCGTAGATGCCGCCTGCGCGTTGACCGCATATTTTTTAAACTCACGATCCAGCGCATTTTGAGTTGCGTTCCATTCGTTCTGGTTGCTCTGTAAATAAGACTCAAAATTTCTCTGTTTCTGCGCTTCCATAGACTGGAAAGCGTGCTGAGTTGCAAGTTGAGTCGCCTGGAACGACTGTGCGTTATTCTGATACGCCAACTGGAAGTCCCTGTCGAGTTGAGCCTGGGTGCCGGAAAACGCAAGCTGAGTCTCTTGCAGCGCTTTCTCTGCGGCAATCTTTGCGGCAGCGATCGACTCGTTAGACGCAAGCTGCGAATTCTGCAAGGTTGTTTGCAGAGCACGATCTAGCTGGTTTTGATCTCCAGTCCAGGTTAATTGCTCGTTCTGCAGTTGCTGCTTCAGCGCCCTGTCGAGCGCATTTTGGTCACCAGTAAATGCAAAATTGCTTTCCTGCAAGGCAGTCTGCAAGGCGCGATCCAGCGCCGACTCTTGCGACGTTAAATCTCGATCAAGCTGGTTTTGTTCACCAGTAAAGGCGAATTGATTCTGCTGCAAGGAAGATTGCAAATCTCGATCAAACTGGTTTTGTTCACCAGTAAAGGCGAATTGATTTTTCTGCAAGACAGATTGCAATTCTCGATCCAGCGCGTTCTCGCCACTGGTGAAGTCAAACTCATTCTGCTGCAGATACTTCCTCAACTCACGGTCAGCTTCATTTTGCTCTGCAGTAAAGAGCTGCTGGTCATCTTGGAGCAGGCGTTGCGCCTCTCGATTCAAGAACGACTGAATTGCGGTATTAGCCGCATCAGCATTAAACGCACCGGCCTGGTTAATTGACTCCGCATTGAATCTGTTGGTCACATTTCCTTCACCAACATTAAACATGCTTACGTTGGTGCCTAAAGACGCATCCTGCAGTGAAGCTCTGTTTGCAGCTTCTACGCTCTGAGCATCAGCGCCGGCATAAGTAGCGGCATCCTGCTCCGCAATTCTGGTGGCCGCATCAATTACTGCCTGCTCACTTGCCTGGGCCGCAATAGATGAATTCAACAGGCCGCGTTGATTGGCGTACTGCATACCCCGGGTTCTTGCGCTCTGCAATAACGGAGAATTTCTGTTAAGGATCTGGTTCAGTTGATACTGAACAGTTTGTTGTGGAGTTACTTGGCGCTCAGTGACGTTGGCCTGCTGGGCATCCGCCACTCCAGATTCTGCGGCCAAAGCCGGATCATAGGTAGCGACCTCTTCTGCAGCTTGCGAAGCAGAAGTTTGACTCCCAGTTTCTACGTCGGACTGCACGGTGGGTGCTATTTGATTAGCGTTCGCCGCAGCGGCGGCTTGCTCTGCAAGTTTCTGCTGAGCAATAGCCTGCGCTTCGGGCGAGTTCTGGATGCCTGCCAGAATCTCCTCGAGCGGCTGTCCTCCCCTAGCGGCGGTAACAAAAGAATTTATTTCTTCACCAGTAGGCGATCTTCCCAAAAACTGAGAGTAAGCTATGCCAACCTCAGATATGACTCTGTTGCCGAATTCTGGCGACTGGCGGATGTTGTAATTTAGATCATCGATGCTTTTTCCTTTCAACAAATCATTACGCCAGTAATCCAAGCCAGCCTGACGGGCTTCTCTGCCTAGCAATCCTTGAAACGCATCCTGCACGCGCTGGTTAGCCACCCCATACGCCTCGTCGCTTCCAGCAAGGTTATATCTGAGATCGTCCAGAGTTGCGCCACTATTTAGCCCTTGCTGCCAATAATCAAGCCCAGCCTGCGCTGCATCTCTCCCAACGTATTGCTGAAACAGGGAGTTAATATCACTGGAGTAATCCCGGGGCCCAGGGAAGGAATCAGCAACAACGCCTGGCATGACCTCGGGGGGATCGACAACCGGCATTGGTGTATGGCCGCCAGTTTGAGGAGCCACCGGCTTGACTTCAGGGGGATCGACAACCGGCAATGGAGTGTTTCCACCAGTTGGTGGAGCCATAGGGCGCGCCCCACCAGTTTGCGGCACCATTTGATCCGGCTGCATTTTCTTCAGGCGCTTGCGCTCCTCCTCCGTCATAGAGGACATCGTAGTAGTAGGCATATTTTTTACTCGGGTTTGGTGGGCCAGGTAATCGTCGCAGGAAAGTCTGCCTGCTGGGGTACGTCTCTCAATGACTGGCGATAAGCAGTCATCTCATCGGTCATAGTTAAATCCGATAAAGCGTAGTGGTCTGTCTCTTGGAGTAAAGCATTTCGCGTTGCACGCGCCCTTTCCGCGAGTGCAGCATTGTCGGCAGCTACCTTGGCATCTTTCTGCTCCTGTACGGTAACAACCCGCTCAACCCCTTCCTCATCAATTTCAGTGCGCTCAAAAAACATATCGCGCTCAATCCATGTCCACCGCCAGTGCCCATTAGCATCTTGCTCTAATGGCCCGCGGCCAAACACCTTGAAATCATCTGAGGGTTCTGGAGGGAAAGAAGGTGCGATTGGGTCAACTCCCAGGCTGTCATATGTGTTAGCGCTCCATACTTTCGGAAGCGAAAGATTAGGATGCTCACTTACAAGCTGACTCTTCGTTTTGACTTCTCCAGTATCCCTTAGTCGATATTGTGTCATTACAAAGCCCTATCTAATTGCAAGAAAAATATAAGTTTGGTTATTTTCGTTTGCTCTGCCTTCAACTGATCCCGCGTTATTTTTTACCGCAAAACCGCTCCCGGTCGGGTCAATTTTATCTTGAGTGTTTGTTTGCGCCCCGGTGGCATTGAGTCTTAACTGGTAATCATTGGCGTTCGGTAGAATCCCGCGCTCAGTGTCATATACAAACCAGTGGCCAACTCCAGTAGCCTTCTTTATCACCACGAAGCGAGGCTGAAATCCGCAGTCAATAGTTTTTGATCCATCTGTAGTGTTATCTCCGGTATACGTTCCGAGTGTGCATTGCCCAGGAGATGAGGCCCATAAATAAGCAATATTTTTCGTGCCAGAAGCCGCCGCAAAACCGCCAACCGTAAACTCATCAGCAGTCGGCGCTGTATTACCAAATCCTGCATTGTTGTTAGTGACCACGGCCGCAGTGTTTTCAAGCCTCAAATATGCGTTGTGCGGCGTAGCGTCCATATCTTTGTGATAGACCCACCAAACATCGCTAGAATCTCTGCGCTTCACCCACATCATTTCGGGCACAACACCTAAATTGTGGGGAATGGTTTTAGTGCTGCCTCCGTCACCTTCAAAAAGAACAATGTCAAAAAACCCGGGCGCTCTGCGAAACATCCATGCTTGCTCGAGGGTAACGGAACCAGTGGGATAAACTCCGTTGTTAAAGCCCCACCCCGTAGATGTACCGCCAACCATTTTGCTTTCGGCAACTTCAGCATTTGAAGAGTTAGTGTTCATGTATTGCCGATAAGTCAGTTTCGACAAAACCTCAAACGCCCCGCCAACAGTAGGCTGACCGTACATAAACATATCCGGGCTAAAAGGCGCTCTGAATTTCGGGGATCTGCTTGCACCAATATCACCTAAAGCAGTTTGATATAACTCGGTATGGTTGTAGTTTGATGCCGGTTTATGAGGGCCGCGGATTGCAACATAAACAAAATCAAGATTAGCCCCACCACTTACAAGACTGAATCCGTTTTGTCTGTGATGCCACAAAGTGTTATCGACCTCGGCGGCATTGCTTTCCATTACGAGCGCGCGGCTCTCAGAGTCGTATGAAAAGCCTCTCTGTAAATCAAACATAGCCCAACCACCACTACTGCTGGTTTTCTTCGCAAGCAACCACGCAGGCTCAAACCCAACATCTACAAGTGCATTGCCGCTACCGTCAGTAGTAAAAATTCCGCATTTGACTACCGACTCATCGCCATCAGTGCCAAACCTCTGGTCATCATGTGCCCATAAATATGCTATGTACCTTTCACCAAGCGAATTGTTTACCCGCTCATACTGGCCAACCGTAAAAGTAGTGTCAGATACAGATGGAAACATTTGAGTGTTGCTTGCGGCGTCAGTGCGATTAGGTGTCAAAAACTGAGTTGGGATGCTCCTGTGATAAGCCGCCCAATAATTAGATCGATCTAGGCACTTAATCATTATGAAGCCCGGCTCACTACCCAGGCTGTGCGGCACTGTTAAGTTGCCGCTCCCATTGCCGGTGTACTCAACAACATCAAAAAAACCGGGGTGTTTTCGGAACACCCATGCGGCAGTAGGAACATTATCGCGATTTACTTGTGCGCTAGTTTCAGCAGTAAACCCAGCAGGGTTGAACGAAGAAACAGCCATGTTGCTAAGAGTAGTTCCTGGGTCATACTCTGCATCTTGTAGATTCGTATATATTTCTTTGTGATAGCCACTTGCATTTTTTCTGACGCTATCTACTAGAACATGGTTCCTATTAGCATCATTAAATCTATGGCGCTGCCAAACCATTCCGCCATCACTTTCGGTAGGCCCGATTGTGATATCTATCTCTGGCTCAAGCTGCTCAGAAGCGGCAGTTGTAGACCAAGTGTAATTTAAACTGTTAAAAGTAAAGCTGGTATCGGATACCGTCACTGTCTTTGAGGCCGCAGTTATTCCTGCATCAGCAAAAGTACCGCCAGCGGGCACAATAGTTGTATTTCCGAAGTCTCCAATAAAGTCTTTAAATTTTTGAATAATGATAACAACAGGGCTGTACTGACTAGATGTGGGCTTATCTTGTCCAGCACCCATAAACAACGTGCCATCACTTGTGCCCGAAAATGACGGGTTGCTCATTCCCCCCTGCAAGGCTTCTTTAGTGCCAAATGCTCTGTTTGAAACAAGATTGCCGTTGGTGTCTAAACCAATGACATTAGTGGTTTCTCCGGTAGTTGATACGCCATACACCACGCCGTCAGAATAAAATGCTCCTGAGCGGGTGTTATGGGCTTGCGAGTCCCTTAAATCTTTACTCCATTGCAAAGCGCCAGAAGAATTAAATTTCGACATCCAAAAGTTTGTATAGGTAGAGTCATAGTTTCTTCCGGTAATGTAAACATCATCATTGTTATCTACAGCAAGGCCAAAGCCAGTTGATGAGGAATTTTCGAGCTTGCTGGCCCACTGAAAAACCCCGCTACTGTTCAGTTTAATAACGCATTTACCTTGCAACGCAGTTCCAGTGTAGTTGTATCCACCTACATAAATATTTCCAGATGAATCAGTGACTACTGACTGAAGATTATGGACATGATCTGTAGCATTGGACAACGATTTTTGCCATTGCAGAGAGCCAGAAGAGTCAAATTTAATTAAATACATTATGTTTAAAGTTGAAGAGGTGTCCTGTATTAACCAATAAGCATTGCCAGAGCTATCTACATGAACCCATTTGCTTACAAGGTTAATAACACTGTCAAGGTCATACGCCCAAACGTGATCTCCGTTCGTATCAATTTTTGCTAAAACCTGGCGATTGGATCCAGATGAGTTATCCCTCAAAGCTAAATAGAAATTAGTTGAGCCAGGATCCCCCATAAATTGATATTGAGCGTTGACGCCACTCGGAAAATCTTTGTACCAAGCAATATCACCGTCTTTTGTAAATTTTAAGAGCTTAGTTCCTACATTGTTGCTAGCGGCTTCTAAATTAATTTTCCAAATACAATCTTGAGCGCTGTTGGGCCCAAACCCGCTCAGTGCATAATCATTGGTTCCATCCCACCGCATATAACTGGCTTTACCGTCATATGTGCTTAAAGGGGCTGTGCCATTTACATTGAAGCTATGCTGAACGCCCTGATAAGAGTTATTGCTAAACACATCTTCTACATAAACAGGATCTCCACCAGCGTTACCGGCAGCTCCTTGCTGTAAGAATCGTCCGACGCTCATGCCAGGGCTTGCCCCGCTGTAAACCCGTACCAGGTAGTTCCGCCGTCAGAGGTATAGAATACAAATTGATCTACAGCAGACGCTGTGGCCGTCAGAGTGGGCGCTGTAGCCGCCGGCCAGTCAACAGAAGCAGGCCACGCCACCGTGTATCCAGAAGCACTAGCGTCCTGGATAATCTTTAAAGAAAACCCAAAGGCCGTACCAGACGCAGGAGGATTGCTAAAGGTGAATGTAGTGTTTTCAGTAAGCGTATGGCTGAACACATTGCCAGCCTCACAATCTATTGTTGTCGCGTTACTAGAGCTCGTTGGAGCTACATATGTTTCGTTATAGCTATCGACCAATAGTTCGCCTGTAATGTCTACATCGCCAGTGTAGTTAGCGCCGACCTTGGAATCTAACTGTGTTTGCACAGCAGAAGTCACGCCAGAGAGGTAATTGATTTCAGAAGCGGTCGCGGTGACTCCAGTAATCTCAGCGAAGCTAACTTGGCCATCAGCCAGGACACCACTGCTAATGATGTCAGCAAAATCTCTTGCCCTGCTCATATTTTTACTCCGGTTTGGTAGGCCAGGTTATTTCGCCGGGGAAGCCGGCCTGCTGGGGAACATCGCGAAGTGCCTGGCGGTATGCTCTCATTTCGTCCGACATGGTGACGTCAACAAGGGCAAAGTGATCGGTTTCTGTTAGCAAACCATCTCGCTTTGTTCGTGCTTCCAGCGCGTTTTTTTCATCGTGCGCTATCCTGTCATCACCGGTAATGTCTTGCTCTATCCACGCCTGAACCCAATTTCCGTCTGCGTTTTGTTCGACTCCGTTGCGCGTTACAGCTTTGTAAGCCCCAGATGGCTCTGGGCGCGGAGTTGAAAGAACAGGATCAATACCAAGCTGTTCATGTATATCTTCATTCCAAA